GAAGCAGTGGATTTGGTCGGAGTCTTGGACTGTCCACCCTTCTCACCCATCATTTTAGCGGCTTCAGACAAAGAGCCACCAAACTTCATGCCGCCTGCATCAGTTCTAATCGGGCCTTTCTTCATACACTATTCCCCTATGGCTTTTTCCTTTGCATTAACCCAAGCGTTTAGGTTAACCACTTTGCTGTCCGGCTCAACCATGCGCCTGATTTCAGACTTGGTATGTGTTCCCAGTATATCAGGAGCGGCAAAGATACGCTTGGAACTAGGGTAATCTTGCGATGCCAACCTTCCCATATCAATCCAGCCACCTTCAGCCAATGCGTGCATCAGGGCTGATGGTGGAACCTTGGCCCCGTTGGGCATGGAACCACTGATACGGTCACATAGCGAATGGAATGGAGCGCCTACAACACCCTTGGAAAACTCACCAATACGAAGGTTCATCTGATCCATGATGAAGGACTCAACACCCGAGCGGCCCAAATCAATCAGGCCCAGTTTGAACTCGGTCATGCCCGGCACAGCGGCAGGGTTGAACTTGGATACATCGCGGGCATACAAGAACGCGGCGATCTGGGCATATCCGCCAGCCTTGTACCAGTTCCATATAGCCATTCCTTCCTCTGGTGTCATGCGAGGCGAGGCTGACTGAATACAGAACCAACGGCGGTCTTGCTGGGCCAGAGAGATTGGTATTTGCTCATTGGAGAAAGCCAATACAAATACACGGTTCACCATCTGGTACGGGTGCAAGCCCTTGCGGTTGATGTCCAGCATCTCTGGCGGCGCGGCGATGATGGGCTTCAGCTTGTTGGCCAAGGCCCGGCGCGAAGCGGCTTCGGGTTCCTTCAATTCGTTGAGGATAAGCACTTCCGATTCAAGCGCGTAGCCCCATTGTGAATGGATGGTATCTGCATCGGTGTAGCCGCGATTGATAAGCGAGGGGCCACACACAGCCCAAATGAACGGAGCCCATAAAGTGTCCTTGCCACAGCCTTCGTTACCAACATGAAGCACAGCATGGTTGATCTTCACTTCTGGATGCTGAAGTTTATAGGCCATGACGTTGAGAATATGCTCGCGCTCGTCCTCAACAGGCACAAGCCGATCCAACAGATTCAACCAGCGGGAAATATCGCCAATCTCACCATCTACGCTAGGACGGGCGTTAACCCATCGGTTGCCATACACATCAGTACCACGGCCCACAAACAAAGACTCGCCCGGAGCGTAAATCACATTTGTGAGTGCCACGGCGTTTCTTTGCTCACGGCGTTCATCAAAGGATACCGAGGCTTCAACCCTGCGGCCATTGTGAATGGAATTGCAAGGCACATGGCGGTACAGGGCATTGAAAGAAGCGCGGCTCAATTCTTGCCGGGTGTGCAAGTCAAAATAGGAGTCCGAAGCCATGACATAGGCAAACCGCTCATGCCAACGCTCCTTGGCGATACGGCCCAAATCCTTTGCTTCCATCACATCGAGCACTTCATTGCGCGGGGCTTCTGGCAATTTCTTCATAGCTTTGGCAAAGTTCGCGGAAAGCAATTCCGAACGAAGCCCTGTCTGTTGGCGAGGGCCACCTTGGTTGGCTACCCAGTCCAAAAACACATGGGAATCCACATGAGCGCAATGCTCGTGGAAACAAGTGAACGAACGTGATACCGGATGGTACCGGGCCATCGAACTGCCACCGCTATGCTGGGCGGCATTGGGGCAAAGCACTCCATACCAGCCAGCGCCATTGCTCTTATCAAGCACAGCATTATGTTCGGACAACCACTCAAGCACATCATCCCCGCCATCATCCTCAATCCGAATGGATGAAACGGTGGTTGTGTCAGCGGCTCCGGGGGTTACGTTCAAGGCCGTGCAAATTTCTGATAGTGAATACTCACGCTCAGGGTGAAAGGCGACAATGCGTGATTCAAAGTTATTCTTGCCGGGCTTTAAGTTCTGCGAGCCGGGAATACGGAAGTTCCGTACCGGATTGATAGCGCCACCATCGGTGTATCCTGCATTGGCAATAGCCTTGATAGCGGCGGCGAACTCATTTTTTGTCGGTACAGTATCGGCCTTGAAGGTATAGCCCCATTGGAAGTTATCTGGGGATGTTTCCATAACCCATGTAGGAGGCAATGACGGCTCTTTGCTCTTGGTGCCGATATCGTCTAACACCATCACGGCAACGTGTTCACAGTTAGCGGCTGAGGCTGACAGCTTACCATTCTCAAAGCGGTCTAACAGATATAGGCCCGTATTGCCGTACCAAGCGGCTTGGGGCTTATATCGCTCAGGGAATGATGGGAGCCACACATACTTGGTGGTGCCATCGCCATACAGGTCTTTGGTGGGTTTCTGATGGACAATAAGCATCGTTTCGCCATCAGCGGCCAAATTCTTTAGATACTCAATAAAATCTATGGTATTCATTTAGTCCCTCTCACTATTTTGAATATCGAAACATTGTTTTTATATTAACGTTCAATGGCAAATCACTGCACCACTCTAGTGGGGTACACATTATGTTTTTTAATGCTATTTGTGTTTTTTCAGCGTCATTTGTTTGGATAATAATTTCATCGTGAACATGGGCGACCACTTCCATATCAGAACATCTCCGCAGACTTGAACGCAACAAATCGTTTGCCGCCGCCTGACAGATGTTTTCCACAGCCACGCCATGCCAGAGTTTTGCTCTGGGCCACTCTTTTGCATCGGCCTTGGGCTTCCAAGATGCCTTTGCGTAAGTGATTCCATCATTTTCAAAACGAGCGAAGGGATAGCATAGCACTCTCCCGCTCGGAAGTGCATACCAAAGATGCCGTTTATCAAATAAATAAGTTACCCGACCAGCCGAAAATTCGTATCCGGGGTTACGCATGGCTCTGGTGTAGGCTTCTTCAATCTTTGACCAGTATTGAACTGCCCAAGGGTTATTGCGCCGCCACATCGTAACAATCTGTTGAGCGTCTGATTCTTCAACAATCGTGCCATACAGCCGCGCCATAGAAGTGAAAGCGCCTACTCCGCCGCCGTATCCCAGTGAAAGAATGGCCACCTTCCCGATAAATCTTTTTCCTTCATCAATGTCATCAGTGCTGAAAATCTGTTTAGCGGCCTGTACATACACATCTTGACCCGCTCTAAAAACGTCCAGAACTTCATTCGGCTCATTGGAAAGCCACGGATTTAAGCGGGCTTCAATGGCGTTCCAGTCAGCCACTACCAGTTGCATACCATCGTCCGCAGTCAACGCTGGGCGTAACATAGTCTTGAGCGTGTCCAGAACATTGGGTAATACTTCTCCGCGCATCATTGATTCACGAACAGCTTCAGGGTCTTTCGCGGTTTTTTTGCTGATGTTATGCAGTTGCAACCCATAGGACGCAAAACGGCCTGTGGCACTGCCGCCATTGAATACAAAAGCCCCGCGCACTCGGTAATCCTCCGGGTCGGCCAGTTGTTCCATGCGGGTAAACTTCGACACTGATGATGCCCAAATGTCCGAGGCGCATTGCAATACATCACACACATCGACTGGTACTTGGTCGTAATCGTCAAAGGCTAGGAGATTAGTGCGAACGGACTTATCCATCGACACCTTGGCTTCGCCGTCTTTGTAAACAGTGCAAAGTTTTAATGCTTCAGGGCCAAGCCGGGCCATTACCCAGTCGCGCATCTTCGTGCTACGAACGCTGGTGATCTCGCCATTGGTGATTTCTTGCACAAGGTTCTGCACTTCCTCTACTTCAGCCGTGGCGTATTTGATGGCTGAATGGGCCAACGGCACATCCACATAGATACCACGGTCATTGATACGCTCATTCACATGGTAATCTTCTAGTTCATCATCAGACAAAGGTCGAAGATTAAGGCTAATGACGCGCATAGACGCTACATCATCCATGCAGTATTTATACATTTCCTGCATCAGTTCAGGGTCAGGATTATATGGCGGGATACTTAACTCACGGATGAGATAAGAGCCGCGATGGTTCTTCTTGATTGAAGCATCTACAAAGCGACCAACATCCTCCAGCGAGCCGGGCATACAGTTCGCCCGCGCTTGAGCGGCGGTGCAATACCATTGCTCCAGTTTCGGCTCTGGAATTTTGAAGTCGGGGCAGATAACGTACCAAGTAATCAGGCGGTCAAACGCGGCATTGTGAGCGCGTATCTGGCCGCCATTTTTGAAATGGTCAGCAATCCTTTGCGGGAAAGGCTGGTCAGGAGTCCATAGCTGGACATCCTCATCATCAAACGCATACGCGGCACAAAGCACCTCTGTAGTCGGGTCTTGGGCGTAATTGTACGCACCTGCTTTCTTGAGGTCGCAATGGGAACGCGTTTCTAAGTCGTAAAATAGCATGGCGAAAAAAGCCGCCCCCACCAATAGGAGGGAGCGGGGGCGGCAAAAGGTTAACCAGCGTGACGGCGGCGGCGAACAGGTTCAGCCGGGGCTTCTTCCTCGACTTTTACTTCTACCTTTTCGCCTTCGTTTTCCACATTCATATCAGACCAAGCAACAATCTGAAATACCGGAGTGAAAATCTTACCGTAGCGGTCATGGGTATAAACTTCATGGCTCAGTTTGATAATCGCTACCGGAGTATCAGATTCCTCATTGATATGAGTGGCGATGTCATTTCCAAGTTTCTGCACAGCACGGCGGCCACCAACGGAAGCCGTAGCAAACAGAACTTCAACATCCTTGTCATGGCCAGACAATCCTTTCATACCAAAGCCAATTTGGGACTCCCAGCCCTTACGAGCGCCTTGGGGTGCTTCTTCCATAGCGGGCAAAGGTTGAGTAATGGGAACCATCTTCTGACCAAGCAATTCACCCTCGCCCCATGCCACGAAACCGTGGATGAAAGAGTAGGGGTTAACAGCCCATTCAGAATCCTTGCTGACTTCGTTTTGGTCTACTCCGTAGGCCCAATGCCCAGTCTTGTCCATTTTAATGAGTTGTTGCTGAGTAGCTGTAGTTTTAAGATTATTACGCAAAGCGTTAGTCAAATCAGCCACAGCGGGCAGGTTAGCGTTTTTGAAAGTAGTTAAGTTTGACATGATATTAGTCCTTAATTAAGTTTAGTTAATGCTGTTGCCAGCGCGTTGTGAATCAACGCTGGGCGCGAATCGGATTCGTGCGCCAACGTACTTCCTGAACTGACGGCAGATACCAATTCCTCCGGCACGGGCTTCTTCAACAGCTTTTCAGCTTGTGCTGGGGAAATCAACTCCTGCTTAAACAGATCAGAGAGTTCTGCTCCCATTCCCGTCAATGCGAGAATGGCTTTGTCTTGGCTTGCCCATTTGCGAATGGCGCGTTTGGCAACCAATTTGTAGCCGGGTACTGCGATCCCGTTCTCCAGTAATTGAAACGCCAAGCCTTCCAAATCTTTAATCCAGTCTTTCAGAAGGTCTATTTTATCAAGATACTGACCAATCTGTTCAGGATTTACATTTTTTAACTGCGACTGCATCACACGATCAAGTTCACCCGTCATCCGGGGGCAAATCGTTTTTGCGTTGCACCAACGGCAATGCGGGCCAGTTTGAACGGTTGCGTCCGGCAAACGGGATTCAACCACTGCTGACTCCAATTCCTTTTCAAATTCAACCACGCGGTCAATCGTGGTGCGCCAGATTTTCATGGCTGGCGGTTGCACAATGATGATGTCCAGTTCTGTCACGCCCGCGAAAGCCCATTTGGTTGCTTTGCTACGGCGAGCGGCGGCGGCATAGAACAAGCCCTGCTTATTCTCAATGGCTTCTACCATCACACCATCGCCAAACTTCCAGTCCAGCACGACAGCGCGGTTATCAATGCGGCCAATTACGTCAGCAGAACCAAACACACCCGGCAAGAAATTACCAAAATCAACACGGGATTCAACGACATATTCAATGCCCCCCAATTCGCTGAAACGAGCCAGCGCCGGGGCGATCTTTTCATCGTAGAGTTCATCGGTTAGTTCGATGCCCTTATAGGTCATGCCGATGACTTCTTCATTGCCGTTCAGAATTTCGGCCATAGCCAAGTGAAGCAAAGTACCACGATCAGCGTGTTCGCTTGAAGGCGATGGCGGCATCTTGGCTACAAGTTCCACCGAACCGGGGCAAGCAATTACACGAGAGGCGGACGATCCGCCAACGATTGTTGAGTGTGACATATTTCCCTCCCAAGGAATGAGCGACCAGTATGAAGCAGAAAAAAACGGTTGTCAAATACTTTTTTATCTATTAAGATGCCATCCCATGTTAGAACGAAAAATAGAACAGCATTTCAGAAAACTCGTTGCCAGCATGGGCGGCATTGCATTTAAGTGGGTCAGCCCCGGCTACAAGGGCGTGGCTGACCGCATTGCAATACTACCCAACGGCGTTGTCTGGCTTGTGGAACTGAAAGCCCCCAAGGGCAGACTTTCCGCATTGCAACAGGACTTCGCCGAGAAAATGCTGGCACGGGGGCAGAATTATGCCTGTCTTAAATCAATAGAGGAAGTGGATCAATGGCATTACGAGATTACCAACAAAAAGCCATAACTTTTTTGTACGAACACGATAAGGCATTGGTGCTGGCTTCCGTAGGGGCTGGCAAGACTGCCATTGCGTTGACTGCTATGGAGGAAATGTTAAATGACGGTATTGTTAATCGTTGGCTTGTTCTGGCTCCTAAAAGGGTATGCAAAGACGTATGGCCACAAGAAAGAGATAAATGGGCTCCTAGTCTTGGGCTTGCTGTTGCTCTTGGCCCACCAAAGCAAAGAAAGGCGGCATTTGAGTCAGACGCAAAAGTGGTCGTAACCAATTACGACAACATCCAGACCCTCCCGCCGGGCGATTTTGATGGAATTGTTTTTGACGAATTGACGAAACTTAAAAATGCTTCCGGTTTGCGGTTCAAGGCGCTTTACAAATACATCAAAAACATTCCGGTACGCTGGGGGCTGACTGGCTCATTCACCAGCAATGGGCTTGAGGATGTATTCGGGCAGTGCAAAATCGTGGATGAAGGGCTATTGGGGCCGCATAAGACTAGGTTTTTGAACCAGTATTTTTACTGTGTGAACCGCGACTTTAACCAATGGGAGCCGATGAAAGGTTCATTAGAACAAGTGATGCACCGCATCAAACCCGCCACATTTTTGTTGGATAACGCTGAATATAAGCGCCCGCCGATGACCATTGTGCCGCTTAAATGCGATATGCCAGACCGCAAACCCTACGAGGACATGAAGAATACCTTTGTGGCTGAATTTAACGATGAAAAAGCTGTAGCGGTCAATGCGGCGGTGGTAGTGGGTAAACTTCAACAAATGGCCTCTGGCTTTGTTTACGCGCCGCATCCGGTTTGGTTCTCCAGCCACAAGTTCGATCTGCTGAATGATGTACTGGAGGAAAACCAGCGGGCCAATACCATCATTGTGTACAACTATAAAGAGGAATTGGCGGAACTGCTTCGGAGATACCCCAAAGCGGCTACGCTGGATGATAAGGACGCGATAGGACGATGGAACAGGGGTGAGATTGAACTGCTCCTGCTTCACCCCAAGAGCGCCCAGTTTGGGCTGAATTTACAAGAAGGCGGGAGCAAAATGATTTTTGTATCTCTGCCGTGGAGCCTGACAGATTTTGAACAGGCCATAGGTCGAATCCATCGGCAGGGGCAGAAATATCCTGTGGATGTATATGTATTACTGACCAATAAAAGCGTGGACGAGAGGATTTTCAATTCACTGGAGGATGGCAAGAAAATTGCCGCTATTGCACTGGAGGAACTTAAATGAAGCTGAAGTTATTGCGCGAAGAACTGCGTATCCGTAAACGAGAACTTAACGCGGCGGCGAAAGCTGTTGCCCGCATTGAAAAACAGATTAGTAAAATACTTTTTGACAAAAAGGAAAAAGCATGATTAACTGGCGATCACTTAACGACAAATTAAGCAGTTTGACCGAGCAAGAAGTTATCGCCTTGCTTGAGCAAGAAAAGGCGGGGAAGCGGCGGCTCTCAATTCTCCGCCGATTGCACCAGCGGTATTGTGTGCTTCGTACTGACCGAGAGCGAATCGAAATCCTATCAATAGCAGAGAGGGACTGACAATGGCACATGAAGTAGAAAAAATGGCGTATGTAGGTGAAATGCCTTGGCACAAACTTGGAACGGAAATGACCGAGGATTCTACCTTTGATGAATGGCTGGTAGCGGCTGGTATGAACTGGACGATTGAAAGTTCTCCGGTATTGTATACGGCTGGCGGGAACGCGGCGGTATTTAATGGGCAGAATGTATTGTACCGTTCAGATACTAATGCGCCGTTAGCCATTGCATCCGATAAATACAAAGTAGTTCAACCCGCGCAAGTGCTGGAGTTCTTCCGCGACTTTATTGACTATAATGGATTCAGTTTGCACACCGCTGGCGTGTTGCGTAAGGGCAAACGCTTTTGGGCGTTGGCTGAAACTGGAACTTTTGACGAGGTGAGCCGTGGAGATGGAATTGGTGGGTATTTGCTTCTTAGCACTTCTTGTGATCGTACTTTGGCGACCACTGCTCGTTTTACTACTGTCCGTGTTGTTTGTAATAACACTCTTAGCCTTGCTTACGACAACAACGCTAATAGCGTTTCTTTCAGCCATATCAGTGAGTTTAACCCAGATAATGCGAAAAAACGGTTAGGCGAAGTGGTCGATAGTTTTGGGGCGTTTATGGATACCGCCAAGATTCTCCAGAAGCAAATGATTGACATGGAAGCGGCCACCGAATTTGTGAAATCGCTTACCACTGAACGGGCCGCCGATAAAATCATCAAGCTATTTGATGGCAAAGGCATGGGGGCTGAAGAAACGGGGCATACCAAATGGGGGTTGCTGAACGCTATCACCGAGTATGTTGACCATCATGCACCTACCAGATCAGACCGGATGGATTCGGCATGGTTTGGCAACGGGGCTAAACTCAAGGACAAGGCTTATGATTATCTTTGCCGTGTATGACGATACTTGGTTAATCAAACGATTTTCCAACATCAAAGAAGCCAAGGAATTCGTGGGTGATAACCACCCTACTTGGCATATCCGAATAGAAATGTGTGAGGCTTGCAATGAATAGTAAATTAGACGACCCAAACTTCAAACCGTGGGAATTTGCCAATGTGCTGGACTTGTATAAGGCCAGATGCGGCTGGATTCCACCTTCGCAACGTGAAAATTTGAAGGCGCTATTACCCGGAGAGGAGATTCGCAATGTTGAATATCAAAGACAATAAGAAAGCACTGGCGGCGCATCGCCGCCTATCCCAAAACGCTAGGGTTGTTATCGCGCCGGAGCGCGTACAACCCCAAGCAAAATCCGTTCCCCCATCCGCGGTTGGACTGGGCGAACGATTGGCGCGGAGAGCATGGTGAACCGCTTTCTGATTGCCTGTTGGATGGTGATTATATGGCTAGGGCTAATCGCTATCAACGGTAAGCTGGACAAAATTCTGGAGATGCTGAAATGAAACATAGCGAGATATTGCGGAGAGCAAAAGAGCATTTGTGGGATGGCCGCAGTCAAAAGGGTGAGTGTATCTTTATCTGCGAAGCAATTTCGCGAGTAGGTTTTTTTGAGCGCGGCGTACAACTACAGCAATGGATTCAATATATGCTGTATAACGATGCCGAGGTCGCTTCTTATGGCGGCTGGTTCTTTACGAAGAACGGATATTCGCTATCCGACCCGGGCAAGCAAGCCTACCGCCTTCAGTGGATGAATGACATGATTGCTTACTTGGAGGGAATGGGAAAATGACAGACGAAAGCCATTTGTTGTATGAGCATCTGTGGGAGAAAATTCACGATTTGGTGGATTTCGAATTGCGCGGATTGCCAGAAGAAGAAAGCGAAGACATCAGAACTAAACTGACCGAAGAATTTAGATTTTGGAAAAGATGATGATTCCTCAATGGCGAAAGGATCTGGCGAAGGCAGACAAGCTGAATGGAGGAAGAAAATGAATGAACGAATAAAAGAGTTGGCTGAACAGGCAGGATGGGATATGGGGGATGAAGTAGATGGTTTTACTATCCGTCTTGAAAAATTCGCTAAACTGATAATTAAGCAATGTATCTCCGTATGCCACAACGGAAGCCTAACTAGGAGTAACTACGAAGAAAGGCTGTATGTAGCGGATGATATTATTAAGTCCTTTATGGAGGCCAAAAATGAGCATTGAAGCTATGAAGATGGCGCTAGATGTTTTGATCCGGTATATAACCCCGCAAGACCCACATGGCCCAAAAAGAATGAAAGCCATTGCCGCACTGCGGCAAGAGATTGAAAGCGATGGGCTCAATGACCGAATTCGCGCTAGAATTGCCTACCAGAATTGGCTCGCGTCAGAGCCAAAAAGTACAATTTGAAGCTTTTATGGCGGGATGGAATCGTGATTAAAGACTTTTTCTTTGCAATTTTTATCGCCATCGGATCGGTGGGAATGTTCATCCTTACTTTGGGCGTGTTTATGGCGGCTATCGTTTGGATTCTAAAAGCGGTTCGGTGACACTTGTTGTTCGAGTTCGTGGTCATCCCGGCAGGTAGCGTCACAATACCTGCCTTTTTCTATTGGTGCGTTGCAGTAAAGACACCGCCCGGTGAATGGCATTTCCTTGCGGTTCCTAACCGCTTGGATTGCCAGTCGCCGTGACAGTTCTTCTAGATCGCTTGCTTTGTCAAACTCGTCAGACACTTTTCATACTCACCATTGGCGATCATCAAGATAAGCCCCGCTGTTTCATCCTGCGGGTTTGCCTTCGCATAGGCTTCAAACCGAGCCAAGACTTCCATGAAGCGGTTCTTGCGCTCGATTTCGTACTTCAGATACCACACAGCCTTGCCCACATCCATGTCCCTCGCGCCCTTCAGGTCTTTTCGCCATAGGTATTTGACCGCGCTACCCGGGCAAAACATCATATCCCCGGTCAGTTCTATGGCCTCTAACCCAGACGGATGGGTTGTGTAATGGGGCGGGTGGTTAACTAGATCAAGCATTTAAGTTCTTCCACAAGCGCCTGTACCTGATCCATAGTGGTAGCTTGGCCCAGTTTCAGAACAATGTTTTTAATCCGAATTTCGTTAAGCGTGGGGTTACTTACTCCCACTACAGCCGGGGCTTCTACTGGGGCTTCTACTGGGGCGACTACGGGGGTTTCTACTACAACGCTTTCATCTTCTTCAAACATGGCTATTCTCCTACTTTTTCGACCCATTCTTGGAGTCGGTTTAGTTTCTCGGTTGTCTTGGCGCATTCTACCTCCGTTGAAGGTCTGAAGGGAGCAAATACTGCGTGGATGCGGGTTCCATCAGTTCCTTGGGGGGCTGTGGATACCGGGGGCAGGTTGCCGCTACTGGCACTGTTTGGCACCCGGTGAGCATAGAAAGCGCGAATAACAGAAATGTCATGTTGGTACGCATCACTAATCTCCTTGGTGGTCTGTTGATGCTTGGCTTCAATTTGTTTGGCTTCATCCGCCTGTACCTTCTGGGCGATGACCACGGATTCTCTGAACTTGGCGTATCGGCTCTGCTCAAAGGAGAAGCCAGAAAAAGCCCCCACAATAAGGCAAAACAGCCCGATGCCCAGAGTCCAGTATAAATTAAACATTGGCCACCCCCATACAAGTTTGGTATTCCTGCTGTCGGCGTTTCGCCAGCCCTTCTAGAACATACCCGTGAAATTTAGTCCAACGGAGCAGTTGTCGGCAAGCGAGGTCGTATTGTTGCTGATTAAGCAGTCGATTGAGAGTTGAATCGCAAAACGCCCTTGGCCCCACGTTATAAGCGAAATCGACATAAGCATCAAACTCATGCTGTGAAATAGGCACATGGATGCACTTTTTAATGTCATCTTCATATTTGGCCACATCCCGATTCAATGCTTTCATTGCGTCTAATTGGGTGATTCTGTCGCCCATTTTAACGCCTTCTGTGGTTCCGTAGCCAATGGTGGGTACATCGCCCTTCACCGGGATATAGGCATGGTCGGAGAAGCCCTCATTGACCGCCAGCGTAATCAAAGCGGTAGCTGAAAAAGCTAATGCTCCAGCTTTAACCCTATTTGTCGTCAATGGCATCTTCTGTATCCAACCGTAAAAGTACGATAATCGCACCAAGAACTACGCCTAGAATCCCTTGGTATAGAGGACTGATAGGGAATTCATACACGATGGACTGGATGAAACCAAGTCCAGAAATGACTATCCCGAACCAGACCGTTCGGGACTTGAGTGCTTTCTTGAGATAATCAAGGCTCACGGGCGGCCTTTGATCTTCCCGGGCCAGCCAGTAACATCCTGCTCAACCGAGGCATTGTAGCTTCTGAAGTTCCCTAAATGGCCAAAAAACAGGTGGCAATTAACGCCGCCTTTATTTGATTCGCATAGGGTAATCAAGTTTTCAGGGTCAAGTTCCAAGGCTGGAGTCAGGTGGAACGGTAGTTTATGGTGGACTTCCAGTTTCTCCTTGCCGCCGCAAACGGCGCAAGTTGGGTGTGCTTGAAGGTGCTTTGCCCGGACTTCGGGCCATTTGGAGGATCGAAGCGTGGTCAGCGAGTGCTTTCCTTTTAGCGCATCAATTAAGTGAGTAATCACTTATCAGCCTTATCTTCTAGTCGGTCAAAAATTTTACTGCAAATATCTTTAATTTCACGGATATCATTACGGTAATCTTCCTTGGCGACATACTGCAATGGCATCTTTCTTACATCATCATCCAGACGCTCCATTGTCTTGGTAATGTTGTTAAGAATCCAAGCCCCGAAAAAAGCGGCAACACCTAAAACGATGTCAACGATAACTTGTGTCAAGGCTTGGGGTTCCATGTCAGCCCCCGGATGCGCTAGCTTGGGCGGCTTGCGCGGCGGCTTGCTGGTCGATTTGTTGCTGAATTCGTACCACAAGACTACCAGCGTTCATATATTCAGCCAGAGTACCGGGTTTGAGTTGACCAATGGTGGTTATAGCCTCTTTGAGCAGTTCTGAATCAATCATAACAAGCATAGTACATCCTCTGGTTTAACAAACGACTCGGCCCTATGGGGGGCATTCTCCCACCATAGGAACTGATTTTCAACAAGAAAATCCCTGCTTTTCAACAGATTTTTGTTCTCCGGATGCCCGAATATCAATGGGTCGGACACCGACCATAGAACTATACCAAATTTTCCCTTGCTCCATGCGAAGTGTTGGAAAAAGGAGTCGCAGGAAATCCACGTCCGGCAAGATTGTAACAAATCGTTAAGTTCTCCCAATGATAGGTTTTTTCGGAAGTCGGGAACCAGTTGCTCCTCTCCTTCCACGCCTATCTGAACTATTGGTTCGTCTATCTGCGCTATCAAATCGCGCCAGAACGGGTAATTTTTTGGGTTTTCCTTACCGTTGCGTAATTTTTGAGCAAAGGGGGCTATGATAATCATAGGTACATTCTCCGGAAGGCTTTCTCCAGCGATTCTTTCCACTTCCACTGATCCATCTTGGCGTAGATATTCCAGCGGTCAAGATTGCCATAGAGTTCCATAGCCTCGGCAATAGACCTTCCGGGGATAATGTCGGGGTAGCAGGTAAATACCACCGGGTTTGGTATTTCCGGCAGTATTTTTGAGAACACTACATGGTCACCCTTGCCGCAATTAAGCACCACGATAGTCTTATCGGTCATCAGATTGCGGAAGATGCGCTCGTCATGCTCCCACAATTCCTTGGCAAAACCAGAACGAATACCGCCCGGAGCCTTCAAGTGCCACGAAACGGCATCAGGCACTACTATCACTTGGTAGCCTTTCTTTTTCAGCCCATAGGTGAACAGGGTTTCTTCCCGATGAGCAATCTGGGATAACCCCAAGTGGAAGTCATTAACCCCTGCCCGGTACAGAAAAGAGCAATGCAGGTGGTCAACCGGGGTTTCATCCATGATGTACCCCCATTGGATATTCGGCTCCAAATCAAGCATTTTGATTTTTCCGGTGGCGGAAACATTATCCACGGGCGGAGTTAATATCGAGCCACCAACAGCCCCAACGCTATCGCTGGCGTAGGACAACAGGTTCTCCAGAACATTCGGCTCTGGAACGCAATCGTCATCCACCCGCCATACCCAGTCATAGCCCATAAGGTTAGCGGCTTGGTGGCTGTAATGTTGCCCTTTCTTCTGCCCGAACTTGACCTCCCACGGAATACGCTTGTAATCCATGATGTCGAACAGATGCTTGTAGATAAAGTTGTTCCGAAGGTCGATTGGCTCTTTATTGTCATCAAAAATGATTACTTTGTCGGGGCTATGCGTTTGATTGATGACCGCATTAAGCACCATCGGCAAGGTTGTATCATAGCGATTGTAGGTTGTGATAGAACACAAGACCTTATCCATTTGTCCACCTGCACAGCAAAAGGTTAAATTTAGAGTCGGGGTTAAACTCTTTGGTGATGACCCCATCTTGGTCTATGTACCAAAACTCTGCACCGGGAAAGTGGCTTTCATTTAGCCCGTGAAGGCAATGATGATGACCCCAGAAGCCGGGTGGCTCGTTCAGGGGAACGGAAATCAATAGCCGTTGGCAATGTTTCTTTAATCGCTCCACGACTTCCAGCCCGTTTGGTAGATGCTCAATTACCTCAAAGGCGATGATAGTGCCGCTATATTGCCCCAATTCCATCTTATTGATGTCATTGCAGGTAAATGAACCGCCGCCCCAATCCTGTTCTCTGGCTACTTGAGCGATTACAGGGTCATAATCAATGCCCATGTAATACACATCATCGGGGAAGAATTGCCGCCCGTATCCAGTAGAACAGCCAATCTCGAAAACGCATCCACCCATCAGGTTTTCAGCCGCCCATTCGTACCTAGCCTTTTCCCGTGGGAATACCGGGTCGCCCTTCAGGAATACGGCTCGCTCGTAATCATTGGACAGTAGGAACTTATAATGCTCACGGTTGTACCGCTTGGCGATTTCCAGCATATTCTTTTTGAAGATGCCTTCCCATCCGGGGATATGCTTAACTGTTCCTTCCCCTGCATGGTAAATGGGGAACCCGCCAGTAAAGGTGGTTCCAGTCCAATGCTTCTCAAAGACCTCGCTGATTTTCCATCCAGCTTTTTGCGCTCGGATGCAGAAATCAATATCCTCGCCCCCGCCAACGCCGAAGGATTCATCCAATACTCCAATCTGGGTGAATAGTTCCCATCGAATAGCAACGGCAAAGAATACGGCGAAATCATGCCCGGCTTCCTGATTCTTGATGATGCAGGAAATACCGCAAGCTGGATTATGGAATGGCTCATCAAAAATATCCAGCCATTGGTTCTTGGGCTGGTCTAGCAGAACGGTATCGTTATTGAGCAGGATGACCTTATCGCAGGTGGCTTGTGCCAGCCCCAGATTGATAGCGGCGGCGTATCCAACAGGTTCATCTTCCCAAACATATTTGAAATTCTTGAGCCGATAATTAAGGGACTCCAAGTATTCTGAAGTCCCATCGGTACAGCCATTCGCCACTACTATCAATTCAATATCATCGGTGTATTTGATGATGGATTCGATGCAGGGTTTTAGCAGGTCATCACAATGATTGTATGTCGGTACGATTACCGAGTAGCGCATTTTCCCCTCCCAAGGATAGATTAGGTCATATTATGCTACAGGTTGGGTTGGCTGAATAGGCATATTTACCATGAATGTTTGGGGGTCTGCTCCAGCCACAATAGTTGCGAATTGCGGAATAGCCCATGCCCATACAGCACTTCTCCAACCTATCATTGCTTTGGCATCAGCGGCATATTGAGGGTTGGTGTCGGTGGCATAGGAGGCGGCAGATACGATGCTGTCATAACCCCATGTTTTAGCACCAGCATCAAGGGATTGCTGAATAACATAGCTGATAGCGTCAATCGTTTCTTGTTGGGTCGGAACATAAGGTGGTGTTGGGTCAGTAAAAGTGCCGTTGGCATAAGTCCAGCCGATTTGTGCTGTATCAGACTGAATCGCGGTTTGCCCATCAGGAGCAGTCCATGATGCAGAACCATCCCAATCAACGACATTGACTACATGGTTTGTTGAATCAATTATTGCGTAGCGCATTAGTTATACTCCCAAACAATAACGATTCCAGCGGAGCCAGAACCGCCAGATGTTGCTCCAGACCTGCCAACGCACCCCCCTCCCCCTGATCCATATCCTGTTGCAGAAACCCCATTACCACCGCTATTTGCTTCTTGTCCAATGCCCACCCCACCAAAAAAACTCTGCGCTCCTAATCCTCCTGCTACTTGCCAACCACCAGAAACACTTAAACCTGTACCACCAGCATTACCCGGACAATTTAAGAAACCTCCAGATGCTGTTCCTCCTGTTCCTCCTGCCCAACAAGATAGTGTTGAAGAAGCATTTGACCCCCCGGCACCTCCTGTCGCGCTACACAAAGAACCAAAAGACGAAGTGCCACCTGTCCCTCCTGCTCCTGCCGCGCTACTTCCAGCGGTTCCGGCTGTTCCAATGGTAACTGTTTGAGATGATGGTGATGCAGTTTTATACCTAGAATACCCCCCAGAACCGCCACCAGCCGCAGTTCCATTGACTACAGCCCCCCCGCCTCCCCCGCCAGCCCCCTGAACTTCAACCACGATATTATTGGTTCCAGAAGTAGGCGTGTAAGTTCCAGAAGAAGTGAATACTTGGACATTTATGAGGCGACCAGTAGGAGAAGCAGGGCCGGGAATCCCAGAGTAACCACTATAACCGGAAGTGCCCGTGGAGCCATTGATTCCACTATAACCACTATATCCAGAAGTACCAGTCGCTCCGGTAGAGCCATTTACTCCGCTATATCCACTATACCCAGAAGTACCAGTTGCTCCGGTAGAGCCATTTATGCCGCTATATCCACTATAACCAGAAGTACCTGTTGCTCCGGTGGAACCATTGATTCCAGAATATCCAGAATAGCCAGAAGTACCCGTAGAGCCATTGATTCCACTATAACCACTATATCCAGAAGTACCAGTCGCTCCGGTAGAGCCATTTACTCCGCTATATCCACTATACCCAGAAGTACCAGTTGCTCCGGTAGAGCCATTTATGCCGCTATATCCACTATAACCAGAAGTACCAGTAGAGCCATTTATACCAGAGTACCCACTATAGCCAGAAGTGCCTGTTGCTCCGTTTACGCCAGAGTAACCAGAATATCCGGAAATGCCGGAATAGCCAGAGGTACCAGAATAACCTGAAGTACCTAATTGCCCAGCATCAGTAATTGTCCATGCCGTATATGACCCAGAACCCGAAGAATAATCAGCGGTAACTGTAAGAGAAGTACCGGAGAATGCTGTAATTGGGCCTTCAATAAAGTTTGTTGGCGTAGTGGTATAAAAAATACGAACGCGCTGACCAACAGTAAACGCGGTTAAAGTATTTCCTACATTAGTAGTAAATGTTTTTGCGCCAGTACCGATTGAATTTGAAGTAGTTGAAGTTAGCGCGGTATATCCAAGACCGCTGTAACCAGATATGCCTGAATAGCCGCTAATACCAGAATATCCAGAATAGCCTGAAGTACCATTCACGCCAGAATAGCCACTATAGCCTGAAGTTCCGCTGTATCCAGACACTCCGGAGCCACTATATCCAGAAATACCAGAATATCCGGAGATGCCAGAGTAGCCAGATATACCTGAATATCCGCTGTAGCCCGAAATACCACTATATCCGGAAATGCCAGACCACCCGGAAATGCCCGAACCAGAATAACCAGAGATGCCAGACCCAGAATAGCCCGAAATTCCTGAATAACCAGAGATACCAGAATAGCCAGAAATTCCGCTGTAACCGCTAATTCCGCTGTAACCGCTATATCCAGAAGTGGAATAAGCAATCTGGGATGCTTCAACAAATACACCCGGTGTTACTGGTACTGTTGGGCCAGTTTGTGCGGCATAAGTCGTGATTCCAATAGTGGTGTTTGATACTGCCCACATAAACTGGATGTAATCTCCAGCATTTAACTGAAGAATATATGGCGTTACTGCAATTAAAGCACCAGCACCACCATGAGAAGTACCGGGTACATTAAATATACTATTTGAATCGGCTACATCTGAACCATTTTTTCTAATCCATACATCAACATTGTCACCATTAGCATCGCTGTTGGTAAATTGAATAGAAAATTGAACTAAATATGTTCCGGCGTTAGCAAAGGTAAGCTGATTGCCGGAAACAATGCTTACACCAGAATTATTTGGAAATGTGTTTCCGATGGCAACCGTATAAGCCGTGGTAGTGCTTGATGCTGTTTGATTGGTTAAATCATAAAAAGAACCCCAATAGCCCAATGTGCCGCCAGCCCCAACAGCCCCGCTATAGCCGGAATATCCGGATAGTCCAAGGCCGGAATACCCCGATGCTCCGCTATAGCCAGAAATGCCAGAACCAGAGTAGCCAGAAATGCCGGAGTAGCCGGAGTAGCCGGAGTAGCCGGAGTAGCCGCTGATTCCAGACCATCCAGAAATGCCTGACCAGCCAGAATAGCCGCTAATGCCAGAATACCCGCTAATGCCAGAATATCCACTTTCGCCCAAGAATAAACCAGCATCTTGCCATGCGTTATCATCGGCATCCCAAATCCATAGATGTCCGGTGTCGGTGGTTACATAAGCGTCACCACTGTCATTACCTGTAAGCGGCAAATCAGCATAAGTAGGAACAGACCCCTCAAAAGAGAAACTATTTCCAGAAAGACCCGAATACCCAGAGATGCCACTATAGCCAGAGTAGCCGCTTACACCAGAACCAGAATAGCCAGAGATGCCGCTATATCCGGAATGCCCAGAGATGCCGCTGTAGCCGGAGATGCCTGACCAACCGGAAGTGCCAGAATAGCCGGAGTACCCCGACCACCCACTGATTCCAGACCAGCCGGAAGTTCCGGAGTACCCGCTATAGCCGGAGATACCAGACCAACCGGAAATACCGCTAAAACCAGAATAGCCGGAAATACCAGACCATCCAGAAATTCCGCTGTAGCCGCTATAGCCAGACCATCCAGAAATGCCTGACCAACCGCTGTATCCAGAAATGCCGGAATATCCGCTATACCCTGAAATACCTGACCAGCCAGAATATCCACTAATGCCGGAGAATCCGCTATAGCCGCTAATGCCGGAGAATCCGGAATAACCGCTGATACCAGAATAGCCGGAATAACCGGAATAGCCAGAAATTCCAGAATATCCGCTATACCCGCTAATTCCAGACCAGCCAGAGTATCCAGAAATACCATTCGCCACAGCGACAATTATTGCCAGATTATTGGCGAAACCAGTAGTTCCGGTGCCACTCGATGACACCAGAGAAACCGGGACAGTCCAATAAGTTGAATTATTGGTGGGGGTTCCTGTAATGCGCCAAGTTTGACTGTTTGCTACTGATGCTTGGTCTTGCAGAATAATATCTTCAGTTGCCGCCAGTAATGACAGGA